TTAGTTAAGTCAAATGGTTTCTGCATGATTCTTCTCCTTAAGACTGACGGTTACGAATCATTGCAAGAATGTCATCTGCTGATTTCTTTCCCTGGTCTGCTGACTCAGCCGCTGGCGCTGGAGCAGGTGCTTCTTCAGCAACTGGTGCTGGAGTAGGAGTAGGTGTTTCCACCACTGTTTCTGCTACAGGAGCCACACTTGGTTCCGCAGTTGTCTGTACAGGAGCAACTGTTGCTTGAGTTTGCGTCCCTGTATCAAGTCCGTAGGGCTTATAATAGTTAGCCCACCTTGCTGGATCATATTGATCACCGTTTACACTGGCTTCGAACATTTCTGAAATTGCTTGTACACCTTCTGCTGTAGGTTTAGCGGGAAGAAAATCATTCAAGTCAAACAAGCCATGCGTGTCAATTGATGCTAACTGTTCTTCAGTAAGAGCACTTTCTTTTCTTGCCCACTTACTAGTTGAATAGTCTGCATACTGACCTTTTGAAGTTTTAGTTAAACGGAAGTCGGTGCCATTAACGTAATCAGTTGGAATGTTTTCCATATCAGGATCCATCAATGCTGATTTAATAATGTTAAAGATTTGAGGTCCAATTACAAAACGTCTGATTGGATTCTCAGGTGCAGTTTCATTTAAAGGATTTTCGTTTACAAATCCTTGGAAAATGTAACTTCTCTTTTTCCAATACTTTCTGCCCATGTCTTCAAGACTTGGGTCTTTGAACCAAGGTCTTACTTCGGTTAGTACTGGACATGTTTCGTTATACATTTCCATACATGGTACTTGTACGGTTACAGGCTTGCTGTCTCCGCCAACTACTCCAGGGAATGTCAAACGAATCATTTGTCGTTCTACCCAAAAGAAATCTGCATTTGGATTACCGTCAGGAAGGAAACGAAGTGTACAACTAGTACCTTCATCAATGTTCCAAAATGGGTAAATTGCGTTATCGCTTTGGGTGGGTGAATTCGAAGAACCTTTGTTCTCCATTGCCGCGAGCTTTGCTCGTATTTCTGCTAAAGATGCCATAATGTTTTCTCCTTATATGTGCCATGTAGCCATGTTTGCAATACACACCATGCGTATTGCTATTTTATTATATTAATGCCAAGATAGAAAAAAGTCAACCTTTTTTTCTAACAATGTTATTTAGTCTTTTGATTGCAGTTTTTATTCTACAAATTGGTTCAAGAAACTTTCGTATTGTGCTTCTGCTGTGTAACCACTAGCACCAGCCTCTACTGCGTTATTCTTTGCACCTAATAAACAACTCTTAATAGTACCGTACTCAAATTGGCTCAAACCGCCGCCTGAATTAAGTTTTCTACTAAGACCTTGTAAATAATTTCCTAACTTTTGATCTTTTGCCGCAAACCCTAACTGACTAACTTGATATCCAAGTTTAGCATTAGGTGATGCAAAATCCATTATATCGCTTTCGCTTAATAAATTTTTAAGATCTGCAAATGATTCTTTTGCTATTGCTTTTGTTAAATAACCTTCAAATGCTTTTCTTTTTACTGATAAAGTCTTTAAGTTGTCTATGACGTTAGCAACTTTATCATCAAAATGTGTTTCAGTGAACAATGATTCGATGTCTGTTGTATCTTCATCTAATTCAATAACATCTTCTGCTTCGTTAAAACTTTGGATGGCAGTGTCATAAGTTTTAGCACCAGCAAGTCTTTTAAATGTGTTTTTAATATTTTGTACATTTTCTATCGCAAGATCGACATACATTTGATTGTCTTCGTTTACAAGTTTTGACTTCCTAACATAGTTTACAAATTGTCCTAGCGACTTATAGTCTGCGGCCATTTCAACTATCTTAGTGCCAATTTCATCAAATGTTTCACCACCTTTTTGTAAATGGCGAGCCATTGCTCTAGCCATTGCTAAATTATTTTCAGGTAGTTTAAATCTTTCTTCGCCACGTTGTACAAAAATACTATGGATGTTTCTACTTCTAGAACCACGTACATCTTCGTCGACTGCTTTTTTATGCCTTACAACTATTTTGATATCATCTAATGGTTGGTAACTAGTTTTAGAGCTACCAGTCATTGTACCAAAACCTTCCATTACATCTGCCATGCTATTCTCCGATTTTTTGGCAATATCTGCTTGTTCACCTTTTGCTTTAAGTTTTTTATCAAATATTTGATAATCAAATCGCATCAAATAATCGTGAGTTAAATCTTTTAACTGTTTTCTAAGACCATGATCTGCTAAATCTTCACTGGTTTTTAAAATAATTGTATCTTCAGTAAAGTCTAATCTAACTAGTATGTTAGGTTCTTCTACAACAAATCTAGTTGCTGTAGACGGATCAATACTTAGTTTACCCTCTGTTGTAAAGGACTGAATTTTAAATCCAAAACCTTTTAGAAGGTTGAATATTTTTTCTGCTATTTGCTCTTTATTAATTGCCATACAACTATTTATCTTCTAGAGGATACCAATCGGTAATGGTGCGTCATCGTCGTCGTAGTCATCAAAGTTTCCATAATCACCGATATTGCTATTAATTGCTTCGAACACGTCATCTTCGAACGTGCCGATAAATTCTATCATCCTAATTGCTAATACTAAACTCATAACTAAATCGTCGCTTTCACCGGGTTTAGCGGCAAAACTATTTGCTCTAGCAACAAAATTTTTAAATTCACTAATTAACGGTTTACTTAAACATTTAAGTTTGCCGTTTTCAACTAATCTTTTTAATTGTAAGCATGCCTCGACTTTTGTTTTATGTCCTGTGTGGAACCCTTTACGTCCTTTCTTACCTTGTATTTTTTTAGGTTCGTGTAGCATTTCCCCGGGAAATGTTTCCTCTCCTGAATCTCTAATAACAACAAGAGCCGCTTCACCGATGGTGTTGTTTTCGACACTCCAGTAAATTTGAAATGCGCCATTGTTTTGCAAGTAATTTAAAATCTCTTTCATTACCTTTATTTGACCTTCAATGGGAGTTTTATTATGGCACCATTCTGCCACTTGTATCATACTCGGTGTTTCTATAACTTGTATTGCGGCATTATCGCCGCCAGTACCACTGCTAGGATCTAAACTCACAACATAAGTTTTTTCAGGATCAATATTTTTATACCATCTAGTTTGCCCCATTTTAATCATTGGCTCTACGCCTTTCATTTCTAATAAATGTAATGAGTCAATAAGAGTCTCGTCATAGATAACAAATTCGCATTCATGCTCTCGTCTAAAACGTTCTTCACCTACTCTGTATCTTTCTTCTTGTGCCCAAGCATCATCTCTGTCTGGGTGTTGTTCCCATGTTGCTAACAATGCTTTGAAACCATTTACACCAACATCATTTTCGTTACCATGTTCATCAAACAACTTGTTTGCTTGTTGCCAAATCATAGCAAATGTATCATCGTCACTATTTGGTGTTGATGTAATAATACATTTACCACCTGTTGCTAGTGTGGGAGATAGTGCTGTCCAAAACTCTTTAGCAATAGTATTACGCACAAACGCAAACTCGTCTAAGTAAATAAGTGTTAATGACATACCACGACCGGTGTTTTCTGTTGTTGTACTACTTACAATTCTACTGCCGTTATCAAAATCAATAGAGAATCTGTTATAGTTTACAACACCTGCTCTAATATGATCAGGGCACATTTCGTATGCATATCTTACACGTTGCATGATTTCACTCGCACCTTGTTGCTTGTGAGCCGCAACAAGTATTGTACTGTCTGGTCTAAACATAGCATACCACAACAAATAACCTGCCGCTACAGTGGTTTTACCCATCTGCCTGCCCAGCATGTTTATACTGAATCTAAAATTATTATAATTGTCTACAAGATTTTGTTGGTAATCGTAAGGTTCAAATTTCATTGAGCCTTTAACAGGATGTTGTATCATCATGTGTTTTTTCATAAAGTACATAGGACCTGTTGTTGAATCACAACATTCTTGAAAGTCTCTGAGTTGCTCAGGACTGTACTCTACTTTGCTGTAAGCAGTTTTTGTTAAACTGGTATCTGCTGTTCCTTTGGCCATACTGTTATTTATAAAGAAGTTTCGTCGCGGCGCGGCAAATCTAGTTGTGGTGATTTAGTTAAATCATATGTTTGAATAT